NTGGCGTGTAGAACTGGAGCTAAAGATACGCTCTCAGGCTGTACGAGATATACTTGACCAATCACAAGGAGACAAAGGTTTTCAAGCTGCTAAGTGGCTTGCTGACCGTGGATGGGATAAGCGTGGTGCAGGGAGGCCTAGTAAGGATGAACTTGAGAGAGAGAAGAATATCCGAGATAAGATTTCTGCTGAATATGATGAAGATGTAGTGAGGTTAAGTGATGTCCGATGAATGGCGTATAATTGCTGAACGTAAAATCAGTAACATGCCATCGGGAGCTTTAGAGGTAAGAGAGAGGGCCAAGGAAGACTTGTTCTACTTCGCCCGCCTAGTTAATCCCGGTTACATGTACGGAGATGTTCACAGAGAGATATACAGATGGATGCAAGAGTATTCACTGTTTGGGCAACAAGAGAACCTATCTGCTAATAAATTGATAATGTTGCCTCGTGCCCACCTTAAATCGCATATGGTAGCTACATGGTGTGCTTGGATGATAACAAGACACCCAGAGGTAACTATACTGTATGTTTCCGCTACTGCGGAACTAGCTATAACTCAATTGTATGCTGTAAAGAATATCCTAGGTGGTTCAACATACCAGAGATTCTTTCCAGAGTACTTAGACCCTCAAGAGGGTAAGCGTGAGAAGTGGTCATCAACTAAGATTAGTGTAGACCATATCCAGCGTAAGAAAGAAGGAGTACGTGATGCTACTATAGCTACTGCCGGACTTACAACTAATACTACTGGATGGCACGCTGATGTAGTTGTCTCTGATGATTTAGTAGTACCAGAGAATGCGTACACCGAGGATGGTCGTGAGACGGTCTCTAAGAAGACTTCTCAGTTCACTAGTATACGTAATGCGGGTGGCTTCACAATGGCCTGTGGGACGCGCTATCACCCTGCTGATATATATGCTGTATGGAAAGAACAAGAGTATGACATATATAATAAAGAAGAAGAGGTAATAGATAGACTTCCTGTATGGGATATTAAAGAATTTGCTGTGGAGGTTGATGGCATTTTCATATGGCCTCGTGCTATACGTGCTGAGGATAACAAAGCTTATGGATTTAATCTTCCTGTACTATCTCGCATACGTGCGGAGTATACGGACAGGATTCAATTCTATGCTCAGTATTATAATGACCCAAATGACCCCGGCTCTGAGCGTATAAGTAGGGATAAGTTTCAATACTACGACTCTAAGTATGTACGCAATAAAGGTGGGGTATGGTACTTTAAAGATAGACGACTAAACGTATATGCAGCAGTGGATTTTGCATTCTCACTTAGTAAAGCAGCCGACTATACAGCAATAGTTGTTATTGGTATTGACTGTGATGGTAATATATACCTACTTGACATAGATAGGTTTAAGTCAGATAAGACTAGAGAATACTTCAACCACATTAAACAACTACATGCTAAGTGGGTATTTAAGAAACTTAGAGCAGAAGTTACTGTGGCCCAACAAATAATCGTAAATGATATTAAAGACTTTCTCAAGAAGGAGGGACTACGTTTAGCAATAGACGAGTTCAGACCCTCACGTAGAGAAGGGACTAAAGAAGAACGTATGTCTGCTGCTCTTGAGTGGAGGTATGATGACCAGATAATGTGGCACTTCTTAGGAGGACACATTCAAGTGCTGGAGGAAGAACTTGTACAAGCTCGACCAAAGCACGATGATGTTAAGGATGCATTGGCATCCGCTATAGAGATTGCAGTTAAGCCTAAACAGTCAGGCGGTAGGAGTAATATGGCTGATATGTTTGCTAATCAGAATAGAAAGACCAGCCGTTTTGGTGGAATGAGATAGGAGAAAGTAATGAGTGATAAGGTAGCGGAGCTAACTAGTGTAATGCAACCAGACGACCCCGCAGCATGGATAACCTATATGTGGGACAGGTACAATAGCCAGCGAAGAGGTAAAATTGAAGAGTGGAAAGAACTTCGAGACTACATCTTTGCTACAGATACATCATCAACATCCAATGCATCACTGCCTTGGAAGAATACTACAACGCTTCCTAAGTTATGTCAGATACGTGACAACTTACATGCTAACTACATGAGTGCATTGTTTCCTAATGATGACTGGCTTCAGTGGCAAGGATACACAATGGACGATAGCCTAAAAGAAAAGGCTAAGACTATTGAAGCGTACATGGGCAATAAGACTCGGATAGGCGGGTTCCGTAATACAATAAGTCGTATGGTCTATGACTACATTGATTATGGTAATGTATTCTCTGTACCAGACTTCGTAACCAAATACAAGACTATGCCAGATGGTACACGAGTTCCTGACTTCATTGGCCCTAAAGCTAGACGAGTAAGCCCACTTGACATTGTATTTAACCCACTAGCAGATGACTTCGCTGACTCGTTTAAGATTATTCGTTCTGTTAAGTCTGTAGGTGAATTGAAGAAGATGGCAGAGGATGAGCCTGAGAATGCGTTCTGGGCAGCCGCTGTCGCACGGAGACAAGAGATTGGACAAATGATGGGTGCTTACACCATTGAAGAGTTTGATAAGGCTGTAGGCTATCAGATGGACGGATTTGGGAATATGTATGAATACTTCCAATCAGACTATGTAGAGATACTAGAATTCTACGGAAACTTCCATGATAAGACTACTGGTGCGGTAATGACTGACCGAGTTATCACCATAGTGGACCGTATGACTACCGTACGCAACGAAGCGATGTCTCAGTGGTATAGTGGTAGCCCTTTCGACCATGTGGGCTGGAGAGACCGTCCAGACAACCTGTGGAGCATGGGTCCTTTAGATAACCTAGTAGGGCTACAGTACAGACTAGACCACTTAGAGAATCTCAAGGCTGACGCTATGGACTTAATCATCCATCCACCACTTAAAGTAATTGGTGAGGTTGAAGAGTTTATATGGGGTCCGGGTGTGGCTATCAACATTGATGAGGGAGGCTCAGACGTACAAGAGATGGCTACAAACATGCAGAATGTATTTGCTGCTAACTCTGAGATACAACTGATAGAAGACCACATGGAGTTGTATGCAGGTGCTCCTCGTGAGGCTATGGGTATCCGTAGTCCGGGAGAGAAGACAGCATTTGAAGTAGACCAGCTATCCTCTGCGGCAGGTAAGATATTCCAGCAGAAGATAACACACTTTGAGACAGAGCTACTAGAGCCATTACTTAATAAGATGCTAGAGTCAGCTCAGCGTAACCTAGATGTTGCGGATACAATACGAGTTGCGGATACTGACATAGGAGCTACGCTGTTCCAAGAGGTCACTGCTATGGACATTATGGCTAACGGTAAGATTAGACCTGTAGGCGCTAGACACTTCTCTAAACAGTCTCAGGACTTACGTAACCTATCTGATGTACTTAACACAGCAGTTGGTCAGATTGTTGGACCACACATATCTGCTGTAGAGTTGACTAAGTTTATTGATGATACACTAGGACTTAAAGGGTATAATATCTTTAGCCCTGATGCTGCTATCAAGGAACAAGAGAGTACCGCAGTTAAGAAAGGTATGGCTGAAGAGAACGTAGCTATGCAACTATCCCCCGAGGAGGCTGTGTAGATGAAGACAACTTGGACTAAAGGTATTAAGGACGCTCAGAGTAAGGAGGACATAAGAGCCTCCTTCAAGTCCTCAGCGGTACTTAGGGCTAGGCTTGCTGAGATGTTGGACGTTAAGATTGCAGAGAAGGAACGCTCAAATATGAACGCTGAAGGTTACGAATGTGCTAACTGGGCGTTCAAGATGGCAGACTCTCAAGGATATAAAAGAGCCTTAATTGAAATTATTTCACTTATTACTGAAAAATAATATCACAAAACGCTAAAAATGGAGTATATATAAGTATACTAGATATATAAGTAGTACTAGAAATAATTAATAACTTCTTTTTTATTATATTTTTTATTAATAATAAATTAAGAAAATATAGATACTAAGGAATATTAGAGATACTCAGCTTCTCCCGAAGCGAAGGTGTGGGTTTTCGGTTTACCACGTTAAATATGATAACCGAGCAATTAATGCGTTATTAGCTCAGATGGTAGAGCGCTGTCCTTCCAAGTCAGATGTCGCAGGTTCGATGCCTGTATAACGCTCCAAATTTAATGCCAAGGTTTGATGGCTCATGCACCCAGTAATGGGTGTCACGGTTCGATTCCGGGTGGTTAGATAGGGGTTCGATTCCCTAGTCTTGGCACAATTTATATTTAAAAGGAATATACAATGACAGACCAGTCAAATGTATTTGGAAGTAATCAAGAAGTACCAAATCAGGAAACCCCTGAAGTAAATCAACCTCAGAGCGACGATGTTTTTAGCGACCAACTAAAAGAAATCAAAGCGGAGGACGGAAGACAAAAATACGATACTGTCGAAAAAGCATTAGGAGCACTCGCTCATTCGCAAACACTGATTCCTACGTTACAGCAGCAGGTAGCTGCTCTAGAACAGGAGAAAGCACAATTACGCGACGAGCTAGCTAAAAGTAAAGGCGTACAGGAACTCGTAGATTCGTTGACCAACCACCAACCAGCGGTTCAAGATGGAAACCCCTCTGAGACTCAACTTGGTGAAGCGGACGTAGCAGCCCTCGTAGCAGCTACATTAGATAAACGTGAACAAGAACAAACACTAACTACCAATGCAGACAAAGTACAGACTGCACTAGTAACTGCTTATGGAGCTAAGGCTCAAGAAGTAGTTCAAGCTAAGGCTAAGGAGTTGAATACAACCCCAGAAGCTCTAGGCACTCTCGCAGCACAGAGTCCTGACATGGTATTAGCATTGTTTAACAATAAATCTACTTCACCTTCTGTTACCAGTAGTTCATTTAATCTCGGCTTTAATCAGCCCAAGGAAGAACCTCTAGGACGACCTGAAAAGGGACTTCTATCTGGCGCTACCTCGGCAGAGCAAAGAGATTTCATGGCAAAGGTTAAAGCAGAAGTGTATAAGAAACATGGCATAACTGAATAAACCTAAGAGGTAATATATGCAATTAACGACTAATACTCGCGCTTTTGTGGAAGCCGAGCAGTATAGCTCATTCATCTTGCTTAACCTGCACGATGGATTACTCCCAGAATCTTTCTACCGTAATGTAACTGACTTCGGTTCAGGTGATACATTACATATCAAAACAATCGGTACTGTTACAATTCAGGATGCGGCAGAGGATACTCCTCTAGTTTACAATCCAATTGAAACTGGCGAGATTACAATGTCAATCACTGATTATAAAGGTGATGCTTGGTACGTTACAGATGACATCCGTGAAGACGGTACAGACATCGACCGCCTAATGGCAGAACGTGCTTCTGAATCTACTCGTGCTTTCCAAGAGAACTTTGAGACTCGCTTCTTAGAGGTTTGTAATGAAGCACAAACAGATGCAAATGCAAACTTAATTAATGGCTTTGCTCACCGTATCGCTTCAGCAGTGGCAACATCTGGACATGAAAACACTTTCTCCCTAGACCACATGATTGCTATGCGCTTAGCATTCCAGAAAGCTAATGCTCCTGATGATGGCAATGTATTCATCTGTGACGGCACAGTAGAAGCTACGCTTAACCGCCTAGTTACTGTTACACATGATGTTACACCATTCGGTCAGAAGATTCTTGAATCGGGTATGGCCCGTGGTATGAAGTTCATTATGAACCTATTCGGCTGGAACATCATCACATCTAATCGCCTAGCTCGCGGTTCAATGGGTGACGGTACTACTACTGTTACTAATGGCGTAGCTAACGTATTCATGAATGTGTTAGATGACCAAACTAAACCTATCATGCACGCATGGAGACGTATGCCTAAGTCAGAAGGTGAACGTAATAAAGACCGTGCTCGTGATGAATTTGTTGTACGCTCCCGCTATGGCTTCGGTGTTCAACGTGTAGATACTCTAGGTATCTTAATCACTGATGCAGCTAAATACTAGGAGTAATATATGGGTTTTGAATCTAATACAGGTCTTGGTGTGAATAACCACTACGGACCACGAGACCTCGGACCGGGTGCTGGTGTTATCGGCACACAAGGGCGAGAAGTTGAACTGTCTATGGACTTAACTGGAGAAGCTGTTACTAACGGCGGACCATTGCTAGTGGACTTTGTTATCCCTGCTGGCTCTATTATTGAGAAAGCATACTTATCAGTTACTGAGGTAGCGGTCTTTGGTAATGCAGATAATGTAGTTGATGTAGGTACGGATACCACAGAAGCTACTAACGGTTTCACCATCACCAATGACCAACTGGAAGCGTTAGGTACTGTTGATTTAACAGGTGAGCTATCTGGTACTTGGGCAGCCCCACTTGCAGCAGATACTACGGTAGGTTTTGCCGTATCTGGTACTACTGCATCTATGACTGGCGGTAAATCGAAAGTTATCATCAAGTACAATATTACTGCTTAATAGGTAATAGCTTTTAAGGGGCTGGCTGGCAACGGCTAGTCCCTTTTTTATTGGGAGAAATAAATATATGCCAGAACATGTAACGATAACAGACCCACACCTGCACGAACCTAAGGGTGTGCTAACTGCCGTGGCAAAAGCAGTATACAGAGCTACCGGGACCGGGACTGGGGCGTGGGAACTCTTGGATGAAGCCACAGATGTAGTATTGATAGAGGATATAAGCGATTTCCCTGCCCCTGTGCTTGATGTAATAACAATGCCAGATAAAACTGTATACCTGATTCGTGGTGTTGTTGATATGGGAACAACAAGATTACAAGTAGTTACTAATGGGACTGTACTACTTCTTGGATATTCTTTACTACAGGATGTATTATCCTACACAGGGACAGACCCATTCTTAACTGCCAGTTCTGCTACGATAGGGGCTAGGCACGTAGGGTTTAATACACCTAATGCTAATTTACTGGATTTTACTAACGTAGCGCCTAACGTAGCTTTTGCAACCTTCTTGAATGTGAATATCCTTGAATGTAAGAAGATAGGAACAATAAGTGACGGTAATGTTGTAATATTTCAGAATATGATAATAACTTCTGTAACTGAATCCCCTTCAATAGCATTCTCAGGTGCTAATGATGTATTCCAGATGTCCGATACAATTATAACTTCATATGTAGGAACATTCTTCGACTTGGGTACTGCAACCTTTGACCTATTTAGGATGGAAGGAAGCCGAACTACACACCCAACACCTAATGTAGCGCTTTCGGGACTAGCAGACAGTGGTAATATCAACGTAGGAGGTAGTGGTAGGTTCTTCGGTAATGACTCTTTCGGTGCCGTTCCAGTAATTTCTGGAATTTCTCCTAAAGATGGCAGATGGAAGTTTACTGCTAATAATAATATCCCAGACAGTGATACAAGGGGGATGTTGTACTTCTCAGCCAACACAGATGCAACTGTTATAAGTATAGCAGATACTTATACAGAAGTGGATAACGGCACAGCACCACCAACGTTCATCCTAGACTCCACTTCAGAAAGAGTAAGTCAGCCAGTAAACAACTCTTTGAAGATAGATGATGAAACTCCACACAACACTAGGGTACAAGCCAATGTAAGTGTGCGTACCGTCACTGGTGGCGGTAATAAGGTTGTAGATATTGCAGTATTTGAAAGTACTGATGACGGCGCTACATTCACTCAAGTATCTACTATATCCTCTCAGTCTGACGTAGGTGTTACTGGGGGTGTTATTGTGGTAAGTGCTCCTATAACCACAGAGCTGGATGCTAGGTATCAGCTACGTATTAAAAATATAACAGACACAACCAACCTCGTAGTTGATAGTGTCCAGTTTTACTTGGGGTAAGTTATGGCTAAATTCAGTTTATTAGATATAGTACAGGACATCCTTAATGATATAGATAGCGACGAGGTAAATAGTATTGATGATACCGTTGAAGCTACGCAGGTAGCCCAGATAGTCAAATCTACCTACTTCGCTATGATGTCTACACGTAATTGGCCTCACCTAAGGAAGCCAATACAGTTAATACCAACAACAGACTTATCACAACCCACCCAAGTATACGTAAAAGATGACATAAAAGAGATTGATTTTATCAACTACGACACACGTAAGACTCCTTATGCTCTGCCAGATGGAACAAGGGCAGCATGGGTCAGGATGCAGTGGAGAGAGCCTGATGACTTCTTACGTATAACTAACTCGTATAATGTCCTTGAGGATAATGTTGACTTAGTACGTACAGAAAACCAGCTAGACATCCAGATATTGAATGACAGGTCTCCTACAATATATACATCTTTTGATGACAGGACTCTTATCTTTAATGC